GTGCTGGCTAGACAAATTCTACACAGCCCATAAAAACATCAAGGCAGATTTGGCAGAGGTGCTTGGAGAAGATAACGAATATTTTGTTGATTTCAGCGAGAGTGTAGGACAATTAAAAAATTTAGAAGTGTATGAAGACACATCAACCGCACCAGTTTGGGACTATAATATAGAAGTGTTTGGCACAACTGGACCAAATATAGCACCAGCAATCGCATCATACAACCTGCAATCTGAAACGGTGGCACTGATGGACACATTGTCATTCAACACAAACAAACTGTATCGAAACAACATGAAAAATTTAATGGAAGATGCATCTCGAGACGAAGTCGTACCAGGCGCAATGCCATCCTTCGCGCAAACATCTCATGGAAACAATCTTGTTGATGACGGTAATCACAAAACTCGTATGTATGGCATGATAGAAAACGTTATGGAGTCTATTCAAGAGCATCTCAAAGGCCTGTATCCGGTGTTAGAATTGTTCACAGTCAAGGAAAACAGCACTCAGTCTGGTAAACCTGCTGTTATAGATATTAAATCTGAAAATTGCACTATTGGGGTGGATCTGTTAAAGAATCGAATAAAAAACTACACAGAAGAGAACAATCAAACAACTGGTGTGTTCGGTAAACCTACAAAGTACAACACCCAATACAAATCCAAGGACTATCTAAACAACAAATAATTAGAGGTCCTCTTCATCCACCGGTTTGGTTTCAATCACGTTACCGCTATCAATCAATTTTTTGAATACTTCGTCTCTTGTAAATGTTATCGAGTTTTCGTCACGAATATTTTGTAGCGCTTGTTTTGAATCAATATCCATCTTCTTGACAGTGATTTGAGTGGCGCTCTTTTGTTGTTGTATTAGTATTTTGTTCAAAGACTCAATCGCGCTAGTACTGGCCTTGTACAGTTCGGCTAATGAGTGAACATCATCTGGCTCTGGGGCACTTATGATATATTGTTTTATATCATCAATTGTATCCATACTATCCTTGATTAATTTACCAGTGTTGTTGAGTATGAACTGCTCAAGATCAGCCTTGTCAAGTGTGAAATTATCATTCTTCATGCCATTTGCCTGCTGAACAGACTCTTTCAGCTTGGAAACGAGATTTGACACGTCGAGTTCTTTCTTCTCATTGGAATTATCTTCAGACATACAATTATTTATTATTGACAGTTGATTATTAAACTTGTACCACGTATAATATGTGTATGGTAACAGTAAATGTACAAGGTCATGGCTCGTATGTAGTGGATTCGAGCAAACTCAATGATTTACTAGCGTGGCTGAGTCAAAACTCCATGCCAGTAGAGGTGAATAAAAGAGATCTACATGGAGATGACACGCTATTAAATGGATAATTACAGTATAATAGAAGGCATGATAAGACAAAGCACGGATAACCCGATCGAGCCGGAGTTGTATATCAAATTTAAAGCGACCCACCCGGATGCCGTATTACCGGTTTCTAACAACACGGAAACCGGTACTGGAGATTCCGGTTACGATTTAGTTGCTGTAGAAGATGTTGATATTCCACACGGTGAGAGTAGAGTAGTGCCTGTTGGTCTGACTTTAGCAGATATTACTCCAGGGTATTGGGTAAGAATTGAACCTCGTAGCGGCCTAGGATTCAAGCATAGTTTACAGCCCCATCTAGGTGTAATTGATAATGGTTATCGAGGTGATCTGGCAGTAAAGATGTATAATTTTCATGATGAGGTAGATTATGTGGTGAGCAAGGGCGATAAAATTGCTCAGTTAGTGATGTATGAGCTTTTACAGCCTAAATGTGAGTGGGCAGACGAGATAACTGAAACTGTGAGAGGTGATAAAGGTTTCGGTTCTTCGGACAACAAAACACACACAACTCAATCAAGGGACGATTGGTTTCATACGAATACATATCAAGTAGATGAAGGCTCTGTTGAGATGGCTAGATTCGACACGGTACAAGATTTCATCGAATACGCCAAAGCTACAGAGATGCCAGACGATCTTCTCGCAGATTTTCTCACATCGGATGCATGGAAAAGAAAGAGCTGACCAGTAATCATTTGTTGCCGGATGGCGAAAAACCGCCTACAATAAAAAAAGACGGCGATACATGGACGTATACAGATACAAATCGAATACTAATGAGCCATCATGATGCAGACAAACAATTCATGTTAAGAATGATAAAAGAATGGAAAAAGCGAAATGATTTTCGATAATTTATGGGTTGAAAAATATAGACCATCAACACTAGATGAGATGGTTATGAATGACTCCAACAGAGCCATCATACAAAAATACAAAGACACTGGAAGCATACCGAATCTACTGTTTGTTGGTAACGCGGGTATTGGTAAAACGACTCTCGCCCGAATTATAAGCAACGACATATTAAAATGTCAGTATCTGTACATAAACGCAAGTGATGAAAACGGTATTGACATGATCCGTACAAAAGTGACAAACTTTTCACGCACAAAAAGCTTTGACGGTAAACTAAAAGTTATAATATTGGATGAAACTGACGGTTTGAGTGTTGATGCCCAGCGTGCTCTAAGAAACACTATGGAAGAGCATGCAGCCTTGACTAGATTCATACTCACAGCAAACTATAATCATAGGATAATACCACCGTTACAGAGTCGATGTCAATCGATGGATTTGACACCTCCATTAGAGGGAAGCGTCGATCGAATAAGAGACATTTTACGACAGGAAAAAGTTAAGATTGACGAGAGTGAAACAGACAAGCTACAAGAGTATGTAAGGGTATGTTATCCTGATTTGCGGAAATGTATAAATGAGATACAAAAAAATGTGATCGATGGTCAAATTGTCTTTGAAAATTTGGTACGTGTCAAAGATGCATTTGTTGAAAGTGTGTATAAAATCGCTAGGCAAGGTTTAGCAATCAAAGCCCGTAAGAAAATTATAGAGAACGAACATGTGTTCAGTAGTGACTATACTGAGATGCTACGATCGCTGTTTAATCATATATACGAGAGTGATGTATCTCAAGACACAAAGACAGAACATTTGGTGGTTGTTTCAGAGCATTTGTATAGAGCGGCTTTCGTGGTCGATCCGGAGATCAACTTTTATAGCTGCTTACTCGCTCTTAGATGATTTACGAGCCTTCTTTTTCTTCTTAGGCGACTCACCACCCACCCATGCTTCGTTGACATCAGGTGTTGACGGGTCATCAGCTTTGAACTGACCGCTTTTGGTTTTGGCTCGCTTCGGTTTAGAAGGCTCCTTAGGATCTATTATGTTAATACTCATTAGTTGACGTAGTTAGCGGTGTATGATTCTGCACCAGTAGCACCGGGTAAAGTTGTGTTGTCATCTGGCAGGGTTTTATTTACTTCATCATCTGTACCAGTGTGTTTTTGAGGGTTGGTCATCATCGGATCGTCATCTTCTCCGGTGTTTACGTCATCCTTGCTGATCTCTTTTGGTTTTATATCAGCTTCGTCATCACGCTTCAACGAGTCAGGAACCTTGGGCAGATTCAAATCTACATCGTCGTCTAATTCCACCAGTTCTTGTGGTAATGTGACGTAATTGCCATTGTAGTATCCTGGTGCCAGCTCTTGAGTAACGTCTAAATGAAAATCATCCACTCCAAGCGCTTGATCAACACTAGAATTGACAGCAGGTCTCAAGGCCTTAACAGCACTTACACGTAGCGTTAGGTCGGAACCGGCTAGTTCCCTAATCTTAGAGATCATTTGCTCTGGTGCTTTTTTCGCCCAGTCGCTGCTTTCCCAGTCTTGTTTTAACTTGATAACATCACCAGTGAGAAACCCTCCTCCTTGATATCTGTTAAAGTTACTCTCAAATATCGTGTCAAATTTGCTGTTCATATTAATTATTTATGATCCTCCCTGTAATTTCCAAGCGTCTAGAACAACCCAGTAATAAATATTTTAGATGATAACTAATAATAAATTCGCCAAGTCAGTTGGCGTGAAGGTCAAAGACAATAGTAAATACAGAGACATCGCGATGGATCTGCAACAAGATGACGCGCCTCGAGGCACATCTTTGCATGGTGGTACTACAAATCATGATATTAAAGTATCGTATGATGAAGGTGCAATCATGAACAGCCTGAGAAATATATTCACAACAACACCTGGAGAAAAAGTATTGAATCCAAGTTTTGGTGTAAATCTAACCCGATGGCTCTTCGAACCATGTAATGATTTCACCGCTCGTGAATTAGCGGAAACTATACTGGCAGGAATTGAGACGTTTGAGCCACGTGTGAGTGTAAAAACAGTACAAGTCATCGCGAACAAAATGCAAAATGAGTATATTATTAAGTTGGTTATCACAATACCGTCGCTAAGTATTATAGAAAAGACATACGATGCCATCCTGAATCAACCAGGATTTGATTTTTTAACTGAGACAACATTATGACAGACGAATTTTCCGATTACAGCTTACCGTCAACCGCGTATACAACATTTGATGCTGAGAGCCTCAAGCAAGTTATCATTCAGCGACTACGAGATGAAGGGTCGTTTACAGATCAAGTGTATGAAGGAAGTAACATGTCCGCATTTATAGATGTGATAGCATACAGTTATCATATATTAATGTATTATTTGAATCGTACATCCGCGGAATCTATTTTCAGTGAGAGTACAATATACGAAAATATAAACCGGATTGTAAAGCTATTGAATTACAGCCCGATAGGGTATCAGACATCCACATTAAGTTTCGACGCGAATTCAACTGATGAGCTACCACCAGGCCCGTACACTATACCCAGATACACATACGTGAGATCAAACGACATAACATACTCTTTCGTCAAAGATGCGTCTTTCACTAAAAATACTCAATTGAACGAGCCACTGCCAATCGTAGGTAAGCAGCACTTGTTGTTTGAAGGTGAATGGACAGAGCATCGACCCATGCTAGCATTTGGTGAGGAGTTTGAAATACACCAAATCATACCATCATCAACTGATTCGAACATAGATCACTTCAACATACACGTGTATGTGTTGGATTCACAAACTGGTAAATATTATGAATACACAGAAGTACCATCTGTGTATGTCGCTGGTCCTGAAGACAGAGTGTTCGAGAAAAGGTTGAACGAAACCAGATCTTATGAGATAAAGTTCGGTAATGGGGTCACAGGTGCACGATTACAACCCGGTGATCAAATACAAACGTACTATTTAAAGAGTACGAACGATAAAACAGTAGTAGGTCCAGATTTTCTGAACGATCTGAAGCTCGCCATGTACAGCACACCAACATTTTCAAAAATACGTCAAGACACACAACCAGAAAATATAAAATATATCAATTTTGATGAAATACAATCTGTTTATCTTACAAATGATAGACGAGCAGAAGCATCTCAGCCAGCTGAGACGGTTGAAGATATTAAAGAGAAAGCACCGCTATTTTTTACCAGTCGTGACCGGTTGGTGACAACCAATGATTATCAGACTTACATGCAACGTAATTTCGGTAACGTGATAAAAGACACGATCGTTGTACAAAATTTAGATTTTGTAGATGGTCACTTAAAATATCTGTCAGAAGATATTGGATTATCGTATCCTAACCTCGAGTCAAGAGTGATGCATAATCACTTACCATTTGCCAGCACAACTACATACAATAACATATACATATATGCAGTACCAAGCACTGAAGAGATTATGAGTACCACAAGTGCATCAAGATTTTTATCCGAAGCGCAGAAGAAGGCCATGATCACCAGTATTGAGTCAAATAAGATGATTTCCCACGAACCGGTGATGATGGACCCAGTTTATATGCTTGCCGGTCCATGTGTGTCAGTGCCAGGTGAAACACAATCACCAGAGCTTGTAAACAATACGAACATCAAGGTGGTGAAAACATTAAGATCATCTAGAGATACAGACGCATTAAAGCAAGAAGTAGTGGAAACAATATACACATATTTCACGACGGTGAAATTGGGACAACTAGTGAACATTCGTGAGCTTGTTGACAACATACTCAACATACAAGGCGTGGACACGATCAACACATGCAGGACCGATATAGATATGGAGACAGAAGGCTTGAGTCTAGCCGTATGGAACCCAGTATATCAGACGGACTTTACAATCACATCACAGAACATCGAACTACCATATTATAAATATGTAACGTTCAACGACATTAGCAATTTGTTCAACAAGATTGAAATTATAGAGACAACAGCAAACAGTAACAATTACACCGTAACAGCCCAGCCTGGTTCAACTACAACCGTGCCTAACACTACAAATATAGATACTACTGGCACTACAAACACAAGTTACTGATGCCAACATACACCCAGCTAGTAAACAGCAGTTTCACTGACGTAGTTGTTCCGTTCATAACAAACAACGGTTTGAATGATAGCTCAACCACACTGCAAAAAACACTTACAGGTTACACGCTGGATATAACTAAATTTACATTCACTCCAATTGTATCAGCCTTGAAAGGTACATACATAGGTGCAAGTTTAGACAAATTGATATGGGATTTTGGTGACGGTACGACCGATACTGGGTTTTCTGTCACTAAACACTACAAATATCCTGGTGAGTACGAGGTGTCAATCATTATTACAGACCAAAATGGCGTGACTCACCGCAATCGGGCCAAGCAGACCATAAAGGTTTCAAATTACGTGCCGGATGCATTGATGTGGTACACACCGACTATTGCCGCTACAGGTGGAGGTCTACCGGAGAGATGTTTATGTGGGCAACCAAGCAATGATTTGACGTTGTTCAGATACAACAGCTGGCAGTCATGGAATGTCGTGTCTGGTGACGGTGGTTATTTTACAAATTTATACTCACAAGGAAGTCGAAGCCGGCCATTGACACAGCAACAGTATGACGAAAGT